TATTCAGATGCAAGTAGTTGGGCTTTACGAGCAGACCATTCTCCAGGGTCGCCACCCTTAGAACCCGCTTTGATTTTATTGAATAACGCTTTACGCATACCAGGTTTGGTGTAGTTACCAGCCTCATTGACTCTTGACTTTGGCTTTGCCTTGGCTTTCTTCTTCACTTCTTTTTCTTCTTTCTGCTCTTAGTGGCTTTGCCAGCAGGGACACAATTAGGAACCATCTTGCCATTCTTCATCTTCATACCTTTTTGCACATAACCATCCCAGCAAGGACCCTGTTTAGCCATTACCACTTTACCCTATTTGCCCAATACGCCGCACTCATCTTTTTTTTGGCAATGTTTTTAGCATGGCGTGCTTTGAATGATTTTTGCCTAGGCGTAGATTTTTTATCGCCACTAACGCCTTGTTGACCAAAACGAATAGTTTTAATTTGATTGCCTTCTTTGGCAACTACAATATGCGACTTAGTTGGATGGCTTGGCGTGCGCTTAGGTTTGTTGAAACCCGTCACGCCAGCCCTTTTAATCCGTGGGTCTTTTTTACTTGCCACGCTTCTTTGCAGCCTTTTTCATCATCATTTTCTTACCAGATTTCTTTGCTGCTTTCTTTGCTGCAGCCATACCCTTCTTTGAATAAGAGTATTCTTTTCCGTTTACCATTGGCATGGTTATTCCTCATCTTCTTCGTAGATGTCCTCATCTTCAATGGTGGGAGAGGGCAGTCCCCACAACGGCTCTGGGATAATGGTGCTAGTCATCATCATCTTCATCCAGCATCCGTTTAATCTCATCCTCAGAAGGAGAACGGTAGTTCACCCAACTTGGATAAGAACCTTTTTCCATAACAAAAGCAAGTGCTAAATCAGGCTTAAAACCCGATTTGAGCAGGGCGCGATAATACTCGTTGAGCCAGATGCAATACATTTCAAGTTCTGTGTATGACTCATCCTTGACTGTGCGTACACGCTTTGATTGTTTCTTTTGTGGTTTGCGAGCAGCCATTGATTTCTCCTTATGCTCCGTATGCCTTGCCTGTTTCATTTGAAATCTTTACAGCCTGTTGAATCTTCTTCATACTCGTTCCATCGGGTTGAATACCTTGAGCACGAGCATCCCTATATGCCTGTAGTTCTTTATCCCATTTCTTTGCAGATACGCTTAGGTTAGAGTTTGCCTCTCCCGTATTCATTACAAGAGTTGCAATCTTACAACCAAAGCAACCCTCTACAAACTCAGGGTGGACTTGTTGTTTATGTAAACTCATACTGGTGTTATGTATTGTCCATAGCCCTGTGCCGTAAGAGCATCAGCAGTTTTTTGATTAACAACATTTATTGTGCCACCTAAATAATACTCCTCTGCCTGATTTGTCTGAATTTGGCTTGGATACCTAAAAGAACTATACACTCCGTTTAAACGCAATACAGATATGCCACGCGGTATTTCAAGACGAGCAAAAAGAACATGGTCCCCTGCTGGGGTTTCATCTACGGTGGGGGTAGTGAAGTAATACATTGACATAAATCCTCCTAATAAATTCACCCCGAAGGGTAGACTTTTCAAATATGCCTACCCCTCAGAGTCAATCAACTACAGAGCAGCGATTGAAGAGCCTGTTTCAATACGATACAACGCTTCTTCACGATAACGCTTGAAGCCTAGTACGCCGTACCAGCCGATTGGTCGGAAACGCATTAACCTATCGGTGACTGGGCCGATAACAACACCTGGTTCCTGTGCTACGGCTTCAGCCAATGCTTGCTTACCGCAAACAATGGTTCTAAATACGCGTGTTACAGGAGTTACGGTTACAACAGTAGTTGCAGTTACTGCAGCAGTGTGTGCTGTATCTACAGTAAATGTGGTGGTTGCACCACTTGTGCTGATTGCACTAATCTTGGCACCTGAAGCAATGCCAGTTCCAGAAACCTTGTCGCCTACCTCAGCACGAGTTGCGATAACAGCAGAAGAAGCAACACCAAAGGTGAAGCCTGCTGATGTACCTGCAACGGTTACTGCGGTTGTAGCGAGAGCGGTCTGGTCTGCGCCATCCTTGGCAGAGTGCATGCGTGCGTTTTCTACAAAGAAAGCGCCTTCATAGGTTCCAATGGTACCTGCGAACAGGTTAGCAAGGGAAGCATCAGTATTAGCGTGGACATCGCGCCAGCCTACCGAGCCAGTTTCGGCACGAAGGTCGTGTGATACCTCTGGATGAATACCTGTCCAATATAGACTTCCTGAGCGAGGAACAGACTTGTTAGCACGGAGTTTTGCAACTTTTTTACGAAGGTCAGCAGAATCAATAGTATCTGATGCCGTCATTGTAGCGGTTGATGTTTTATTTCCGCCGTAGATAACATTGGTGCCTTGACGAAGTTCCTCTTGTGCAACAATATCAAGAGAATCAGCCAAGTTGAAAGCAATAATGTCTGCAACGGCAGGGTCAACATCGGATAGCGAGAACAACTGTAGTTTGCGTGTTACAAGAGCAGCGTTGCCGTATTCTTTAAGAGTTACAGTTACGGTATCAACATTGCTTAATGCAACTGCGGAAGGGTCAGTTGTTTCTGCGATTTCTGAAGTAGCAGCCGACAAATCGTTGTAAAGTGAAAATACAACCGATGAGCCTGGCATAGCCTGTTGTACAGGCCTCTTATCCGCAACAGCACGAATAATTGGCTGAGAGCGGAGGGCAAATTCAACATAGCGGTCATAAGCGGTCTGAACTAGACCACTAATTGCCGATGTGTCTGTAAATGCCATGTGGGTTCACCTCCTGGTGATTGGTTGATGTAGGTTATTTAATTTAAACCAAGGATTGCATCTAAGTCCTCACGGGTCTTTGCTCCTGCAATCTTTGCAAACGCATCTTCATCAATATCTGGCGCAGAGCCAGTAGAAACTAGATTGTTGATTCTTGCTTGAGCCTTAACCTCTGGGCTTTTTTCTTCAGGCTTTTCCTCGGATGGAGTTTGGATTCCAAATACATCACCGTATTCATTAACCCACTTAATAATTTCTTCTTCAGAAGAATCAATATCTGGTGGTATAAACGCAGCAATTTTTGGGTTTAGTCCTTTAGCCTGTAGTACATCCTTGACAGTACGCTGACGGGTCTGAGTTTTTAGACCTGACAACTCCTGTTCTAGTTCTTTCGTGCGCTTTTCCAGCGCACGGTTTACTTTGCGGAGTTGACCAACAACATCTGTAATAGTGTCGTCATCTTCTTCGTCATCGTAGTAATTGGTAGCCATCTACCTATCTCCCTTTTGTTAGTTGTATTCGCAATCCACAATGAGGTTCGGGGAAACCAAATTGGCTATTGCTACCAGACTTAGGGGCCCCCCTGGGCTGGTTGGTCAGGGTGGGGATTCTTATATTGATGTAGCGGTTGAGCGAAGTGATGCTCCAGTGACTCCGCCTCTTGCTTGAAAGCGAGCACCTTCTCTGGCTGCTCTTTGTTGTGAGGCAAGTAGCGCCTGTGGGCTACCCTCTATAACTGCAGAAAGTGCTTCTTGTTCGTTGTAACTTTGTCCCTCAATACCTGATAAACGCTTTTGTGTTCTACGCAGTTGTCCTGCTTGACCAAGAGCCTGATTAAGTTCTCGCTCAGAAAGTTTGGCATAGGACTCTGTGCCTGCAATATTTTCTGCTAGACCAGAAGTAATCCCACGAAGTTCAAATCCTGCAGCACGACCAATGCCAACAAACATTGCAGCCTTAGCCTGCTTCTGTATTAATGGAAGTGCTTTATCCGCATCAAGAACAAAGGCTGTTAAATCACCTTCACCTACGCCATAAAAATCAATTAATTGTTGCTTGACTGATGGGTTTAAGGTACGAGATAAGTCCTGTCCTATTTGCAAACGGTCTTGAAATTCTTTAGCAGAAACTTCATTACCAATTAATTTACCAAAATCTTCAGGTCCATCATAAAAACCTTTAGGTAAATCAAAAAAACGAGCAGTCTGAGTCATGGTCTTTTCAATATCCATGTAATCTTTTTCCGTAATGGTTCGGTTTTTTTTTCTTAAAGATGCCATGCCTGGAAAACGCCGTTGATATTCAGGGCGGTCATAAAGTTCAAGAAGCAACATTTCTTCTGAAACATCAGCCATAATACGAGTATTGATAAAAGGAGCAAGTGTTTCAAGTCCATAGGCTGAAAATAAAGCAGTAAGTTTATCTGAAGCCTTTTGTTTTGTAGCAAGTTTTAGTGCTGCTTGTTCGGCTTTCATTTGTGCAATCATTGCATTGTTTGCAGCAGTTGTTGCCGCTACAGCCTTGGCTACGGCAGCATCTACATCTGCTTGAGTTAAACCTGAGGAACTTGATGAGGAACTTGATGAGGAAACAACTATTCTACCATTTTTATATTGCTTACCTTCGTACTCTCCAGTAAAAGCCATACCATTGAATAGTAAAATTCCTCCAACAAACTTGTATGTATTGCTTCCATCGCCAGCAACTTTTGTTGGTGTTATAGGATTACCCTGAGCATCAATTCCATAACCTGCTGCTCGTTTTGCATCATATAAAGCATCACTAGAAGTAGAAGTAGAAGGGCCAACTACAGTATTAGCGCCTACCGCACTGTCAAGAGTTGCTTGTGTGGCTCCAGCAGTAGACCTTTGTGCTGCGCTGGCTGCTTTTTGACTATCTTCTGCTACTTCATAAAGTTTCCAACGCCCACTTGAAGCGCCACCAACCCATCCATAATATGCAATATAACCAGGCCTATTTTGTGGAGCCTCTGGCCTATTGGTTGGGTTAAACATTGGGTCAGATTCGGCGCGAGCCTTTGCTTTTGCAGCAAGAGCCTCTTCATTGGCTTTTCTGATTTCCTCTTTAGTTCTAGCCATTAGATAGCCGCCAAACCAAATTTGTTAAGCATGCCAATTCCGTATCCTTCATAAAGGCGTGTAGCATTTTCCGTGTACTGCCAGCGTTCATCTTGTTTAATTAATTTTTCGGCATCCCATGATGGGCGCATAATCATCTTGCCAGTTTTCTCATCTATCATGCTAAATATTTTTCCATCTTTCCATAGTGGGTCGTTCCAATCAAGGGTATCTTCATCTACTTCTAGCAAGTCTGACCACTTCTTGCGTTGAGTAGAGGTTAAATCCCAAAGAGTGCGACCCGCAGCAATGTCATCAGCAAAAAATGGATATAACTGTGCAGTCTTGGCGTTAATCTCACGCTTAATATCATCTGATGTAGCACGCACACGCAAACCTTCTTTAGTTGAAAAACCAATTAAACGGCGTTGATAGTCAGCGCGACTTTGTTCGCTCAAGGGAAAGCCCATAAGGTTTGAATAAGAGGCTAAATCTTGTACTGCGGTAGCATAAGCCCCGCCTTTAATTTTTCCAAAAATATCTTTATTGTTGATAATAGTATTTTCAATGTACTCATTATCCCAATTATTAAGATAGGCGGTTTCTGCCAGACTACTAAGATAATCAGCAGTATCT